ATACCACATACATCAAGGATGTTGATGGAACATTCGTTAGTGGCATCAACGGAACTCAGTCTATCAGGGGAGTCACAAGTGGAATTGAATATTATCTCCTTGATGTAAATGAGACAAATGTAAATCTCTCAATCGATCCAATTTCTGGTGTTTCTGAAATTGAAAACGATGTATATGCCAAGAAAGCGGATACGGAAATCAATTTCAACAGAGATAATCCATTCTCAGAGGAATGCAATTAATGTTCACAGTTACACAATCATACTATAACGAATCGATAAGAAAAATAGTTATTGCTTTTGGTTCATTATTTGAATCTCTTTATGTAACTCGCTATGAAGCGGATGGAACAGAGATTGAAAAGATAAGAGTACCTTTGGCATATGGAAATAAGGAAAAATTCATCTGGAAACTGACTCAAGAGAGTAGCATCTCAAAGAATTCAAGAGTCCAGACAGTTCTTCCACGAATGGGATTTGAAATCACCACATTCACCTATGATCCAACTCGCAAGATCAATAGAACAATTCAAAGAACAGAAGTAGTGAATAATGTTCTTAAAAAAGGTTACAGCGAAGTTCCTTATAACATCAACTTTTCACTATATGTCTTCACTCGTCACATGGATGACATGTTGCAGATAATAGAGCAGATTGTTCCATATTTTGCTCCTGATTTTACAGTCACGATCAAAATGAACGATCTTCATCAGAATGTGGATATACCATTTGTTCTGAACAATGTTACATTGAATGAAGATTATGAAGGATCGTTTGACAATCGAAGAGCATTGATCAGTACATTTGACTTTACCGTGAAGTCTTACATTTATCCAAATATCTGTGGCAGTGGTGGCAATGTCATCGAAAGAACAGATGTTAATTTCTTTGATGGCACTGGAACCACTGCTGCTTCGAATTATGTCGGAGATGTTGGTTATACTGGAGATGTGATAACTGGATCCATTACCGAAGTACGAGGAGATTGGCCATGAGTGAAGAAAATAAGACAGCCGAAGAAAAGTTGTCTGAGATATTGGATATTGAAATCAAGGCAAAAGATCAAACAAAAGAAATAAAAAAGGTAGAAGATTTTGCAAAGCAAGTCAAGATAAAACGAAAAGATCAGGTAAGACAGGATTTTGATTCTTCTCGTAAAAATATGAAGGAATTGATCAATCTTGGTTTTGAAGCAATAGATGGAATCATGAAAGTTGCCGAAGCGGGAGATTCTCCCAGAGCATATGAGGTTGCTTCAATCCTCATGAAAACAGTGAGTGAAATAAATTCAGATCTTATGAACATGCACAAGACTACGGCAGATGCCCTTGGTGCAAATAAAGTTGTAAAAAAGAGTACTACAAATAATTCCATATTTGTTGGATCGACTCGGGATCTACAAAATATAATCAATCAATCTCGTAGTCAACTTAAGGCGATAACACAAGAAGATATTGAAAATGACAACCAATAAAAAAGATGGATATCTTGGAAATCCAAACCTCAAACCAGTAGGAGTTCAACAGCAATTTACTCCAGAACAGGTTCAGGAATATATAAAATCATCAAACGATCCAAGTTATTTTGTTAAAAATTATGTCAAGATCGTTGCTGTGGATAAAGGTCTTGTTCCTTTCGAAATGTATGATTACCAAGAAGATCTGATCAAGACTCTTCACAATAATCGATTCGTAATAGGAAAACTCCCCAGACAGACTGGAAAGACGACTACAGTAGGTTCTTATCTACTTCATTATGTTCTTTTTAACCAGAATGTAAATGTTGCAATTCTTGCAAATAAGCAAACAACCGCTATTGAAATCTTGAGTAGAATCAAGATGGCATATGAATATCTACCAAAATGGTTGCAACAAGGTGTCATAGAATGGAACAAAGGTTCGATTGTACTTGAGAATGGTTCTCGTATCATAGCATCCGCTACCTCTTCGTCTGCCATCCGAGGTGGTTCATTCAACTGCATTCTTCTTGACGAGTTTGCTCACATTCCAACCCAGATAGCAGAAGAGTTCTTTACTTCAGTATATCCAACCATTACATCTGGTCAATCCACCAAGATGTTCATTATTTCTACTCCCAATGGATTGAATATGTTTTATTACTATTGGAAGGGTGCTTTAAATAAACAGAATGGATATATTCCATTTGAGGTACATTGGAGTCAGGTTCCAAAATATCCAGGTGGTCCACTTCGTGACGATAAGTGGAAACAGGACATGATCAGCAAGACTTCAGAGAAACAGTTCGAACAAGAGTTCGAGTGTGACTTCTTGGGAAGTTCAAATACATTAATATCTTCTGCCAGACTTCATACCCTGGTTTATACCAAACCAATATTAAGAACCAAAGATGGTATGAACATATATCAAGAACCAGTAAGGAAAGACCCAGATGTGGAGAAATCCCAAGATCATCTTTATTTTATAACTGCCGATGTCGCGGAAGGTCAAGGAAAAGACTATACCGCAGCAGTAGTCATAGATGTCACTCAGTTTCCATATAAAATTGTGGCGACTTATAGAAATAACACAGTGTCTCCTTTGTTATTTGCTTCCGTTCTTAAAACGATAGCAAGAAAATATAATAATGCTCATGTTCTTATTGAAGTAAATAGCATAGGAACAGAAGTAGCAAATATTCTTCATACAGATCTGGAATATGAAAATATTGTAAAGACTGCCATGATGGGTCGAAAAGGTCAGATAATCACCGAAGGTTATGGACCTGTAAAAAAGGTGCAAATGGGTGTAAAGACTTCGGTGCTTACCAAAAAGGTTGGTTGTCAGGTTTTAAAGAACTTAGTCGAAGAAGATAAACTTATCGTAGAAGATGCCGACATTATCTCAGAATTTACTACATTTGTATCAAAAAAGCAAAGTTTCGAAGCAGAAGATGGTCACAATGACGACTTGGTAATGTGTCTTGTGTTGTTTGCATGGGCAACGAGACAGCAATATTTTAAAAATCTAACGGATATGGATGTTCGTCTTGCCATGTATCAGAACGATATAGAAGAAATCGAAGACTCCATGCTTCCATTTGGATATTTTAATGATGGCACTATGGATGCAGAAGATGCAGAAGAAGATGTAAAATGGTCTTCTGGTAATGACCATTGGTTGATTTTTGATCGAAAAAACATAAAAACTCCATGGGATGATCTTATACCTAAAAAGAATAGAGGATCCTAAAAATATTCAGTTCTTAAAAAAACTACATATAAATAGGAATTTTATTTAAGGAGAGAAAAATGTCCAGACCAAATGTAACTTTCAAAATTATAGATGAATCTTTAGTGGTCCCAGTTACTGAAGAGTTTTCGTCAACTATTGGAGCAGTTTACAACCCAACCGTCGCCCTCAAAGTTCTAGGAACAACCGCAGAAAAAGATGCTGGATATTACTTCGTTCCAAATGCATCTGATTGGTATGGTCGTCTAACCGATTATATCACTAATAGTTCAGGTGGAATTGATGCTTTGGCAGGTATCACTCTTTGGAGTGTTGGTTCCTGTGCAGCATCATACCTGAATGGTCTTTATACTGGTGCAGGTATTTCAGCAGGATTCTCTGGTGAATGGTGGCCAGTAAATAACTTCCTCCAATATGGAGCTGGTTGCTATGTCGGATTCGGATCTGCAACTCCATCTAATAACTTTACTGCACTTGGTTTTGATGTTATGTTCCAAGGCGGAAATGGTACTGGTGGAAATTATGGCACTGTCGTAACTACTGTCGTAGATTCTCGCGCATCAGGTGATCAACCTGTAATTGGTGTTGTATATGCTTCTTCGATTACAGGAGCAATTGATTCAAATCTAACAGGAATTACCTTCCCATCAGGAGCAAATAACTACAATTATATCAAGGTTCTTGGTGAGAAATATCACCTCGACACCACTGGTCTTTATACCATAGAGACTCCTCTTGCAGCAGATGTTGCAGGATGCATTGCTCGTACAGATAGAGACTTCTATCCATGGTTCTCTCCAGCAGGATCTCGTAGAGGTAGAATTCTAAATGTTCTTCGTCTTAAGAGAACTCTTACAACCGCAGAACAAGATAATCTTTATGCAGCAAAAGTAAATCCAGTAGTCACATTCCCAGGAGATGGAACTCTTCTCTTTGGAGATAAGACATGCGAAGCAGCAACTTCAACTCTTTCTAGAATCAATGTTTCTAGACTGTTCATGTATATTAAGAAAGCACTTGCACCTGTTGCTCGTTCAATTCTCTTTGAGCAAAACGATTCAATCACTCGTTCTCGCTTCAAGATAGCTGCTGAAGGTTTCATGGATAGAATCGTTGGTCAAAGAGGTATTACTGAATATAAGGTTGTATGTGACGAGACAAACAACACTCCAGATATAATCGAAGCAAACTACTTTGTTGCTGATATTCTTATCAAACCAATCACATCCATCAATTATGTCAAAATTACACTAACCAACAAAGATCTTTCATCAACTCTTTGATAAATAAAGGGAGAGGTTAATTAAATGGGTACATTAAATCAATTTAGACAAAATTTCTTTGGAGTAAGACCAAATCGCTTCTTGGTAGAAACCAAGTGGCCAAATGGTGTTTCTTCTCCAGATTTAAGTGACCTCAACATTTATGTTAAAGCAGCAGATCTTCCAGGTTCAACAATTGGTACAATTCCAATCGCATGGCAGGGAAGAATCGTCAAGTTTGCTGGCGAAAGAGTATATGCAGACTGGGCAATTTCAGTATATGATTCCAGCATCCCTGCAAAGGATCTACGCAATGGATTTGAGCGTTGGATCGAAGCGATGGATGGAAGAAATACTCACAAGTTAAATTACAATCTCACTTCTGATTGGATTGTAAGATATAGTGATATTACTCCTGGAACCACCACTACTCCAGACAATACTCAATCACCAAAGAACTTCAATAAGTCTGTCAAGTTGCGAAATTGCTTCCCAACCGACATCGGACCAATTACTCTTAACTATGATGTTTCAGATGCATTTTCTGAATTTACCGTGCAAATTGCTTACGATTTCTGGGAACCATATAACTAAGGATTGATATAAAACATGGCATTTGATTTTTTTGGGTTTTCGATTGGCAAAAAGTCTGAATTTTCTGACTACGGATTGACTGGAACTAATCCCCAGAACGCATCATTCGTAGCACCAGAGAATTTTGACGGAACCCAAGTCCTTGAAACGGGAGGCTTCATGTCTTCCGTTTATGACTTTGGTGGTTCTTTTATGGATGAAAATTCCATAATTAGACAATATCGCAGCATGGCACTTTATCCAGAAGTTGACATGGCAATCGAAGACATTGTCACTCAGGCAATAGTCTTCGATACGCAAAATATTCCAGTTCGTTTGGGTCTGGATAATATTGCTCTTTCAGACAGCATTAAATCCAAAATGCAAATCGAATTTGAAAAAATTCTCAAGTTAATGGACTTCAATAGCAGAGGACATGATA